ATCTCCTCCTTCGCCGGTTTCCTCTCCCTCTTCTTTTTTATCACTTGGTTTTCCTTTACCCTTTCCTTTTCCTTTTCCTGGCTGACCTTCGCCTTCTCCCTCGCCTTCTCCCTCGCCTTCTCCAGGCTCATTACCAGGTTCGTGGTCATCTGTCATATCGTCAAGCATTTTTTCAAGCTCTTCACGATCCTTATCGTTTAGCTTTTCAAGTTCAGACTTTACTAAATCATACATTTCCTTGTAAGTTGATTGGCGATCATAATTGATGTCATCATTAAATAATCCCATTGGAAGCTGCTCAAATCCTGATTTCACCAATAGATAATTCGTACGAAAATCACCGACATAATTAATAATTTTGCTCTTAAATTTTCTACTGATTCCTGGGTCTTTTATAATGTCATTGTAATAAAAGTCATCATAGCTATAGTGCATGAATTCATGCATAATAACGAACTCAATGTAACAATACTCATCAGGAATATCGCCGCCATTTGATTGATATTTCTTGCCGGCAGGATGAACTTTTTTAATATGTGCGTAATTCATTAAATTTTGCATAAACGGCACGTTAAAATAAAAATTGCCCTGCTTATCGGCAGCTGCCGTTGTTATCTGCTCTGACTCAGCTTTGTATTTTGGGTTTGGTAGCAAAATAATTGGCGGATCATAAAGATACGTCGACTTTATAAAGCTTCGAAGCGGAAAAAACTGATCGTGTTCAACTTTAATGTAACGAACAAGCTTTCTAAAAATGACAGTGCTGAATTTTGGACCAGGCGTATTAATCGCGTAGTCCTCGTACATTGCAAATATTGTTTGTTCAACGACATTTTCAAGAATTGTTGAAAACAAAAACGGTGCCTTAGTCGCGTATTTTTTAAACTTATCAATCTTATCATTAATCTCATCTAAAATTTCACTTTTTGGTTTGTTAAGCTCCTTAGCAGCGTGATCAATTGCTGCCTGAATTTCAGGATCATTAAGGGTGTGTTTTTTGAATTTAACAGCACCCTTAGCATACTTACGACTAACAAATGCTTCAGTTATGAATGACATAAATTTTTATCCGATTAAATCTCAAACACTGTATCATAAAGTTCAGAAATTTGAGCTGCTACTTCTGGTGGGTAGAAGCCTTTATCCTTGTGTGTCTTCAAGAAAGCTGTTATAGCCTTTAGAACACCAACACCAAGAGCTTCAACCATACTGTTGTCATACTCGTGCATTATTAACGCGATACGTGCTTCTGACATTAAGTTGGCAAGCAGCGTAACTTTTTTACCTTTATCTTCTTTGATTTCACCGTCCTTAAGAACAATAAGTGGGTAATCATCCTTCGTCAAGTACTTTTCAATATCAGCTGGGTCTTTTAATTTCTTCTCGATAAACTCTGTCAAGCTTTCCTTAAATTTAGTAATATCGCCAGTTATGTTTTCAAGATAGTTAATAAAGTCCTGATTGTCAGCTAAATGTTCTGCATAATTACCTTCAAAGATATCGTCGAAGACACCTAAGAATGTACGCTTAACTTTTGAACCAACGTGATAGAATAAACCTTCACCTATATCAATTTCTGGTGAATGTAAGAACCAAGTCTTCAAATCTTCAAAGAATTCAGTTCCCTTAATGTTATTACGAATAACTGCCAAGCCAAGTAAAAATCTACGAATTGACTTGTAAAGCGTCAACTTCGCGTCTTGTTCATATTCTTTCAGTTCGTCAGCTGTTGCTTTCTTGAGATCGTGCTTACGAATACGTTGAAGCTCCTCAGTGAGAGCAACAGCCGCCTCAAGGTACATTGCCTTATATTCACGTGGTTGTACGTAAATGTTCTTACCGATGTTAATGTAGAATGGACGTTCAGAAACCTGAATTGATGGCTCCTTTGTTTTAAACTTATCAACAAACTTCTTAATGACGTCAAGTGTGGTGTGAGCCGCGTTATCTTCTGCGTACGGAACTTTCGTATCTTCTAAATGCTGAACAGTGCTATTCCAGTTTGGAGCTGCTGGAATAATGTCAAGAACGTCTTTGACGTGATCAGTAAATTCAATAACACCTTCTTCCTTTGGGTCAGGGTTAATGGCAGCAACCATAATTGACCCTTCTGGAAGCTTAAGAACTTCACCGTTGCTTTCATCAGAAGGCCCAAAGTTCTTCTCAAGAAGAACGCGACGCAGCGCGTTGAAGACTTTAGGATCACTGGCGCGGTTCAACTCATCGAAGAAAATCAAATACTTCCAACGCTTGTTTGGATATTCTTTTGCTTCTCTGGTCTTTCCGTCGGCTTTAAGCTGCGCAATGTGTTCCTCATCTTCTTTCTTAATCTTATCGGTGATTAAACGATAAAGCATTGGGGTGGAGAAGCGCGTCTCCATCTTCTTGCCTTTCTCCTTGTGAGGAGTTACAAGACCTGTTGCGTCTTCAGCGTTGAACTTATCAACTTCAAAGTCAATAAGACGAAGGTCAAGATCATCTGCGATTTGTTGAATGTGAGTTGTTTTACCAATACCAGGTTCACCAGCAATAACTGGAACATACTTACGATGATCACCAAGCTTCATCTTTAGCTTGATCTGATGCTCAAGAGTAGAACGCCAGTCGTGCTCACTCTGAGTGTTATTTGCTGCGACGTCAAAATGAGACGTTTCTTCGATAAGCTCAGAAACTGCTTTCATTACGGTGTCAACAAGCTCAGAGTGACCACCCTTGACGTAGTTTCTGAAATTCACTTTAACGTTGGTCAAGAGCTGACGGGCTTCGTGCTCATCCTTTACAGGAAGTGATTCATTCACATAGAGCAAAAGCTGTTCCCAGCGGCGAGGTGAAGTACGAACTTTAGAGGCTGGATCAAAGTAGCTGATGTGCTCGTCATTTAGCGCGTGGTAAAACTTGTTGATGACCTCTTTCTTAAGCGTTACGCCGCGGTGCTCTTGCTTGAATTTGTAAACAAGCCAGCTAAACCACTCGTCCTTTGTAGGAACTGGGAAATCAATCGGAGGCAACTGCGCGTTCTTTGGAATTTTCGCAAGACTTCCGCCAACGTCGCTGATATTTGATGCGTAGATGATAAGAATGTCTTTTGGAATATCGTGAAGACCAAGCTTGTTGTTCAAGATACCACGAAGCATCTTGAGAATACGTGGAACAGTTGTTCTAAAGTATTCATCTAAGAACAAAATTACGCGATATTTGCTACGTAAAATTTCAATGTCAGGTGGAACAGTAGTTTCATTACCACCAAGTTCCTCAAAAATTGCCTTAGTATCGTCAGCCGCATCGGTATAAATGTCAGAAAGATATTGTTTGTCAGTATTCTTTCTAACGCGATTCAACGCAGTATAAAGATTACTGTCAGCAATTTCAATTGAGTATTTTTTCTCAACAACTTCTGTTTCGCCGCCTGTTTGCTTGCCCTTGGTATCAGTTACGATGTAAGGAATATTGATTAAGTGCTCTTCAATAATGTGTGGCGCTTCAATGGTAATAACTGATAATCCCATAAGAGAAGCAAACTGCTCTAAAAATTGAGTTTTACCAATACCTGGATCACCAGCGAGCATAACGCTTGGGTGCTGCTTAATGTCGCCTGAAGATTTAATCTTTGCGTTACGTATAACGTCACGCACAAGATCTAAGCGCTGTGAAATATTGGCTGGAGATGGTTTAAAATCTTTCGTTTTAGGAGTCGCCATTGATTTAATCTCCTCTTACCATTCTTTCATAGCGGGTTGGATTATTTTTTCTAATTTTGCGTAGACGATCCTGATATTCAGGAGTCCACTCGTCTCGCGAAATACCGATTGGTCTTTCAAGAGGAGAATCATCGATGTTTATTTCAGCCTTCTTTTCGGCTAAAATTGTTTCTGACAAACGGTGAAGTTTCATTGTTATCTCCAATAAATTATCTAACTTGTTAGACTATTTATTGAAGACTTTAACATTTAATAACTAATAGCTCAAAATCCACTTAGTATTTCCACAATCCCAAATCCGATTGAAACCATTTTCTTGCGCTAATTCCCATTCTGTTTTAATTGGATCACCACCAAACTTTTTTATAATTTTGTGTTTCATAAAATTGCTTCGATGCTGAATATCAATGCTGTTTCCTTTAAAATACCAGTATGAGGGAGGCGTAGTTCCAGCGAATTCAAAACCGATCTTTTCATAAAATTCTCCATTTGACCATCGTCTATTTGCAAATGAAATAATTGATAGATGATCAGTGTTATAATTCTGCTGAAAATGCGAAAGCAATTTTCCAGCTGCTCCTCTAACTGTACAAAATTTTAAATTACAGAAACGACTCAATTCCCATTCTTCGCCAGTGCCGCCTTTAACAACTGTTGTTTTTTTAAACGTCATCGCGGATACTAACGTGTCTTGATAAAATAAGCCTAAAGAAATTGGAGAAGTATCTCTACCTTGAAGATGATTATCATTTAAAAATCTATTTTTCATTTGAGACGTTAGCTGTTTTATTTTGCATTTACGCGCGTCATAAAAAGTTTTATTTACTCCTAAAATTGACGCAATTCGCGATAACACTAAATCGCGTTTTAGCACCCATTCATTTTCAAAAACTGTAAATATTTTATGATCTTCTTTAACTGCAAATTGTTGCTTCCAAAGTAAGTGATATTTAGGGTTACCTTTTAACTCCGAATGATGATAAATTCCAGTAAATTCAAACCCTAATCTTTTTTCTTTAATGAGGACATCAATTTCTTTACCGCCAAGAATTTTAGTATCACTTGCAACTGCGGTAGGCCACATTTTTTGAATTTCACAGTAAAAGTCGATTTCCATTTTACTTCTACCATTAAGTCGCGGATAACAAGTAGGACACAATTCTATTCCTTGTTTTGTCGAATCTCTAAAAATTTGACGCGTAAAAGTAAAATGTGTTCCGCAAACATTACATTCAAAGTCAAACCAATAATTGTATTCAATTTTTAAGACTTTTAAATTATCAGACTGAGCTTTTTTAATACACACTTCTATTAAATTATCTGTTTTTTTATTCCAAGTTTTTCTTACATTCCTTGAAAGTTTTTCTTTTGTTTCTTTGGAATGGTGTTTTCCTAACATACCAGGAACATAATTTTTAGAATTTCTATATCGTCTAATTCCTTCCAGATGTTTTGCTTTCTGTTCATCTGTTAATTGCTGACCTTTAGTAGCTTTTCGTATTCTTTCTTTTGTTTGTTCCGAAGTGGTTTTGCCTGTGTTCCAATGAATGATCTCTCCATTAAGATAGCGTGCTTTCATTGTTTGAGATTGCTTTTGCTTTTGCTCTTCTGAAATGTTTTTACCAGCATTATAGGGTTTTTGCCCTTTTTTAGATGCTGACATTTTTTCTTTTGATACCGTTGATTGAATTCGAAGTACTGCGCCAGGAAATAACTCACGATATTGAACAGCAGTCAATTTATGCTTTGAAATATGCGCAGGCGCCAACATTGTTGGGTGTTGATAACCACAGATTTGACAAGTAAGCATTAAAATTACTCTAGTTAAATAATTTTAATTATATCATATCCACAGACAAAAATAAAGCCGGACGAGCCGGCTTTATTTCAAATTGAAAAGTTAATTTACGCTTTTCCCATCGCCGCGCCAGTTGAAAGAATTCGAATTGGCACGTAAATAAATTCCACCGCTTTTACTGGTTTCAATGCTACATCAGCCCAAAGCTCATTGCGATCAATTCGAGTTGGAGTGTTGTTTGAAGCATCGCAGATTGTAGCGAAGTCATACAAACCGCGCTTAATCATAATATCGCCAAGATAACCATCAATTGCGTTCTTAACGTTATCACGAGTAATCTGATCGTTAGGTTCGAACAAGAAGGCAAACATACCCTTACGAATACCGCGCTTAATGTACATAACTAGGCGAACAACATTAACGCGATCAAGTGCAGAAGCAACAGGAGCTGCTGTTTTCTGTCCAAATACCATCATTCCGCGGCCAGTGAAGTACACAATTGGGTTGATATTCTTGTAGAATTCGTAAAGGTTATCACGTTGACCTTGGTTGAGGTTTGCTTCAATAAAGGTCGTTGGAGTACCAAGCTCGCCAGTAACGTAACCAACTTTTGAAACGCCTGTTACAAGACCACGGTTAGGACCTGCTGGCGCGAACCACACGTAACTCTCGTTGTCAGAGAATGCGTAGGTGCGAAGAGCAATGCCAGATGGAGCAACCACGACATCAGTTCCATCCAAGTTTGAAGCAAGACCCCAAGGGTAATAGTATGCAGCATTGTGACTGTTGAAACGATCTGAAGTATTTGCCCAAGTCGCAACCTGTTCAGGTGTCTTATCAACTGGAGTATCTGCAATTACGAAAGCTTCATCATTAACCGCGGTTGAAAGCGCGAGAAGCTCATCAACAACTTCTGAATAGCCAGGAGCCAAAATCAAATTATACTCATACATTTCGGAACGAACTTCAGTGTTTGAGTTAATTTCCGCTTGAAGCGCAGTAGCGATGGTAACGCGTTTCTGGGCATCTGTAGAACCTAATGGATTAAAGTGTGAAAGGCTCTTAAAGACAACAGTAAACGTGTCACCTACAACAAACGGAGTAGTTCCGTCATTAACTATGAAATTAATGTAATTGTTATCGTATGGAACACCAACTGTACCAGGAGTAGATGGACCAAAAACAGAACCTGAAACATCAAACGTTGTCGGAGTGATAAATGTAATTGTCCAAGTTTCTTCAACTGCTAGCTCAGCTGGAAGAAGATCAGACATTGTTCCTTTACCAGCACCTGAAGGTGAAGTCAATGGAACATAGTAAGTTGAAAACGTAAAGTAATCGCCTGCTGCAAAATGCGTTGTACCTTCAGTAATCGTGAAAGCAACTTCAGGAGTCAACGGAGTGCTAAAAGCAGTGCCTTCAGTTGCAATACCAATAAAACCACGTGAGCTCAAGACATTAAATTTAGCTGCTTTGGTTTTTACGTTGTTAATATCGTAAACTGCTGGTGTAATGCAAACAACACTGTAGTTATCTGGCTGAACTAAAGCGCTCGCTACAGTAGGTGTCGTCATTGTTCCATTGCCAGCTCCAATCAAATTAGGAACAGTGGCAAGTGGTGGCTGTGAGCCGTTAGTGTTAGTAATACCGATAAAATTTGTTGTCGCGTCAGACAAATCAATGTTTGAGCGAACTACGAAAGCACGGTTACCAACTCCAAGAAATTGATTAAGCGCAAACAAACCATATTCATTGCGAGCGTCGCCGTGAAATTGATTCTTACCGGCATCCTGCCAAAAGTATGGAATGCCGTAAAGCTGCGTTGACTGACCAAGCGAAGTAACTGTACGAACTACAGAACTTTCGTTAGTAGCAGTTGCAATATCTACGCCGTTTGGCTGACGCTTGTTCTTGCGCGTCGCAATAAAAAATAAAGGCACCGTGGGTGCGGTAACAGGGATATAGAAGGATTCATCAGTTATTGGAACTGACACTCCAGGACTCACGAGTGTAGCCATATGTTTTTCTCCTTATAAAAATGTTGAGAAGATTTTTTCTTGATGATATTTATTCAAATAGGAGTTTTTCTGGCTAAATTTTGTTGCTTTTTGGTTTTTATTGTGTAACACTCTGCCCAAATACAACTTCAAATGGTACAAGCTCGCCATTTTCATCAAATTCATTAAATAACATTGAGCTTTTATCACCGATAGTTACAATAATTTTACGAACCAGTCTATCCTTGACATCCATTGGCGCTGAAATCCAAATCGGAATTAAGAAATCAAATGACCAATTTAAAATGCGCTGGTCTTGTCCGGCTGGATAATTTTCCTCATTGGCTATTCCAGTTAGCTCTACTGTGGTTATCTTTGTCCAGTCAAATGGCGCGTCAGTTGTCTGAATCTGCAGGATAGGGTCAAACAACATTAAAATCTGCTCGATTATCTGGTGAAGCTGATTAGTATTCGATGCGTATAACGTAAGTTGCACATTCATATTGTATGGAATTGGCATGATGCGACTTGCTGTAGCAAGATCATCAGGAAATACACCGCCTTGCGGCATAAAGACGCGAGTATCAGTAACACCGATGCCTTTTCGACGTTCTGGGGATAAATCAATTCCAGTAATTGAGGCCGCCATGATAGGAAGAGAGAATGGCTTGTTGTGCGTGTTTGACTGCATGATGGCCGCCACAACTCGATCACGATTGCCTACGTGAGTTGGAACGCTTATGAAAGCTTCTGTTCCATCTTCACCTTTACCTGTTTTAACCTGTAGACCGTAAAATATAGCGCAAAATTGTTGCAGATAAGAGCGCAGCTGCGCGTCATAAAAATATTCTGTTATCATATTTTAGCAAAAGCTCCTTGTCCTTGTTCAATAAGAGCGGTTTTACATTCAAGAATATCTCGTTCTCCTTTAAGATGCTCATTTATAATGCTCAGCCATAATATTTTTTTTGCAGGAAGAGTATAAATTGTTCTAAGATTATCAATTAATAAAAATCCTAGACCACCTTCTGTGATGCGTTCTACGTGCTCAATGTCAATATCATCAACAACTTCATATTTAATCTTTTTGGAAATTCCACATAAGCTGGTAAATTCTTCATTTGCTGAAAGATAAAAATTTGGAGAAGAATGATCACTTTTAACCCAAACTTTATCAGGCATTTTATAAAAATTGAGACCGGCCAATAATTCTTCTGTGTTAATTCCGTAAGATTCAAATATTTTTTCAACACTGCGATAAATTTCTTTAACCCCGGCTGAAGATATTGGATCCTCACACCCAAATGAGTAAAAGATCGAGCATGCTTCATTATGATAATCTTCGCCTAAAAAATAAACCCCGTATTTTTTAACATCAAGCATCTCTTTAATTATTTTTTCTTTTGTAACAGCATCCACAAGTTGATACAAGCGTTTAACATCGGCTGTGTAAAAAGCTAATTCAACATCTGAGTGTTTGTATGTAGGAGATGTAATTTCTAATAGTTTCATAGCTTTGCGTATCGTGAATATCCAAGTTCGATAAGTTCTGTTTTTGCTTCTAAAATATCACGATCAGGTAAGTGGTTGTTGATTACGATTATCGCACGTTCTAAATCTTTACCGCCATTAAAAACTGAAACACAGGATGAAAGCCCCTTAATCAATAAGAGCCCTAAAATAGATGAATCAATTGTGCAATTATCAAATGAAAGCATAACTTTAATTTCATTGAAAAAGCGCTTACCAATGCCAGACAACGTTGAAAGATCTAATGATGAAAGATAAGCTGAATTTCCGACAAATTTAGGAGCATACTCAAGCGTTTTAAGTTCAGGTAAAAAGTTTAGATAAAAATAATTAATAACTTTTTCAGGACAGCCTTCAAGAGTATTTAGCTTTTTGTAGAACGCAAATTCAACATCATTATAAAGATGGTCTTCTTCATAATTATTGAAATCTAAAATTGTTCTTAAATCTGTAGCATTATACTCAAGAGGATTTTCTGGTGGTGAGGTACACCAGATTCCATTTTTTACGCCGTCGATATTTTCACGTATAAATTGCTTAAAGCTTCGCATACTGGCTAAATCCTTTTTCTATTAGTTCTGCTTTTGCTTCGAGAACATCTCCAGCTTCTTCATGTCTATGATGTTTCATAATTAAGTAAATTGCGTCATAAACTTTTGCTGGAACTCCTTCAAATGAAAAATCATAAAGTCCTTTAATTAAGAGCAATCCTAAAACAGATTCTTTAATCGGGTTCTTTTCAATATCAAGTTGATAACAATCCTTAAGTTGCTTATGTATTCCTGAGAGTGATGTATATTTGTTAGAATTTAAGAAACAATGCGCAGTATTATGCGGCAAGTTTTCAAAGTCAGATAAATTATTAAACGCCAAATTTGCAACTATAGTTGCGTCCATATTCATACCAGCTGGAATTTTTGATAAATTTTGAGATTGATAATAGTAAAGTTTAGGATATTGAATTTCTTGACTCTTCTTATAAAGTATTCCTTCATAACTATCAAAATTGTGCTCTTCTTCAAATAGCGTCCAACCATTTTTAACAGCTGCTTTAGTTTGACGTTCATAATTTGTACATTTTAGCGTTACGCCTCCTCTGACTAGCATCATTAACTTCTGTATTGAGTCTTCAGACATCCATATTTCTATGGCTGAATTTAACGTCATTGAAACTGAATTAGCAAAATCATCTGAAAACCAAAAGAATGCAGGTATTACAAATTCTGGAATTTTGGCTTCTGTTAAAAATTGTTTAAATCTCATAGGTCACTCTTTAAACTCTTAGACCCTAATGACACCAGGGCACTGCGGATGGATGGCTTATGGCTACTATAGCTATCACGCATATCAGTCTCCTGGTAGATCCAGCGGTGCTTGATTGCATTAAATTTGTACAGTCTAGCGGGTATTCTGGTGTCAGGCGGATAAATTTGCCGGAAATAATCTCCGTCCAACGCGGTATTTGCGTCAGGAAACGTATACCCCTCTTTGTAAGGTAAACCATCAGGTGGAATAGCGTCCTGAACATACATATCTTGCTGGTCAGTTCTTTCACCAAGTTTGTTTACGTTATTAAGGAGTGGAGCACCACTAGCAATTTCCTGTGGGTCAGCTCCTATCTCTGGAACCTGGTCAAGCGCAACTGTTGCCGCGTCTTCAGCAACAGTTAGTTGAGCGTTTTGATGTTGACCAATGTTGTTAAAAAAGGTTCCATCGTCAACTTTGTAAAGCTGCTCATCAGGCGTTCCAAATAGATCACGATGTTCTTGCGATGGCAAAAGCGGGACTGCTGTAAATCTATAGATCAATGGCTTCCAGCCGGGGGTAAATCCTTCAGCTGCCCATGAGGCGTCGATTACCTCTAAAAATTTCTTGATCGGTTTTAAATTTTGATCATAGGCAAGCTCAGGTGTAACTTCAATAACGTCACCGACAACAATAGGCCTACCAAGAAGCTCAACCATTCGACTAAATGAAACACTAAAAGCATATTGATCTAATAAATTAAAACCAAATTTACCTAAATCTCCAATTGAATCTACTGGTTGATATTGGGCCTTGAGTTCAATTGACGTATTTGAATAATCTCTGTCTCGATTCTCGAGAAATAAGGTATCTTCAATATTGTCAATTGAGGTCGATTGAAAATCAATGAGTTCGAGCTTGACAATTTCCCACGAATCGGTCGCTCCACCATTAAAGATAAGTGGGACGATGCGCCAGTACGAGGATGGGGCGGTCTGTCTGATGGCAATTTGTTCAAGATTGCTAGTATTAGGAAGGTTGATAATGTCTGCACGTTTCCACCTCACGTCTAGTTCAATTCTAAAAATATCACCGGTATTCATTGGACCTTGAAGGTCAAATAGAACGTCAGTGCCTTTAAAAGAACCGATCGTCCCTGTTTCGATTCCAGAAGGGCCAGAAACAGAAATTTGAGTAGAACTTGTTGCAGTAACGTAAACAGTTCCCCACTTTGCAGTTTGCGCGGCCCTTATGTTAGATAAAACAGCTGCGCTCGTAATAAATTGTGAGACGAGTCTCGCATCAAGCTTTCCATCCGAACGATCAACACGCACTTGTAAAGCGCGATTTTGAATATTCGGGCCTTGTTGAATTTTAAGTGTTGTTATATGCTGAAGAATTGGGCTGGAAGGTTTATACTTATCCATTCCAAAGCTAGTCTTTTTTGTTCCAAAAAAGTAACCAATCCAAGCAGGAGTTGCAACTACAGCAGACCCTACTTGCGCGGATTTCCAGCTATCAGCTGAAATATCAAACGCGTTTGTTACGTCAGAACCAGCTAAAGAGCCGCTCGAAAGTGGTGTTCCAAAACCAGTTAAATCCATTAGACGACCTTGCTCGTGAACGCCTAGCAATTTAAAGACATTCATTGGAGCACCAGCTATCTCAATTGATTCAGCTACGTATTGTTCAAGAGTTGAAGAATCGTTGTTACAACCAGCATTGTCTTGAAGACGCCACTGTCCAATGCAAAGTTGTGATGGAACGTAAGATGTAGGTTCTGCCATAATTAACCTATCAATAAGGCGCCGGCAGGAACGCTAAGACCATTGCCAACTTCAAAATCTTGAATCTGTCTTAAAAGCTCAGTTTGTTGTTCTGTCGCTAGTGAAAGAAGCTCTGACCCATTTAATGATAAACCGCCACCAGCGCCTGGCAAAGTTGAGAACTTAGAGCGAATCATTCCAAGTTGTTCAAAGCACTCACTTAGTGCCCACCCTTGAAGCCACTGTTTTGCCCAGCGGTCAACAAGTAATTCTTGCTCTGTTCGTTCCATAACACACTCTAAAACAACTCGTTCATCTCTATACAATCTACGAAGAATGTTAAGTTCACGAGAACTTTCAATCCACTCAAACATTAAATTACCAGCAAAAAGGCGCTCATATTCTTCTCCGAGTGAGTGTACCAAATGAATTGACAATACATCAATCATGGCACCGTAAAAAAATTGATTGTAGAAAATTTGCGCGTAAATTCCGTTATCACCACCTAAAGCGTTCATACCAAGAGTATTTACGCGATGAATTTTTATAATGTCAACAATACGATTTGTACCAGTTGTTGGGTCATTCAAAAAGTATTTTGTTTGTCCATTTTTAACAGTAAATAAAACGTGACGGTGTTGATATGCATTATCAGCACGTCGTCTAAATTCATCTAATGCATTATCAATTGCAATGTTAAAGCTTTCTTCAGAAAGTTCTACACAAACGGCCGGCCAACCAAGCTGAGTTTTTAAAACATTAATTAAGCGAACACGTTCATCATACGATCCATCATTTCCAATAGGAATTTTATCAGTTGTTGGTGTACCTGGTTGATCTGTGTTTGCATCAATCCAAGACGATCCATTCCAAACTTTTAATTTGCGCTGCGCTGAATTATAAAAGAATTGACCAGCAATTAACGCTGGACTTGCTGTTAATGGGTCAGGATCAATAGTTCCTGTTCCTGGAGTATCATTACTTGCGTTAATCCAGGCAGCTCCATTCCACATCTTAACAGTATTATCATTTGGATTGTAAAAAACCTGCCCAGTAAATGGATTAAGAGGTGGAGAATCAGCTTCAGGGATTGAACCTGCATACGCATTAATGTTTGTTTCAACTCTACCGGCTTCTAGCGGGTAAGACTGAACGCCAACTGGATAATATTGAAGAACATTGGATGCACCATGAATCGAAGCATAATAAATCGTTGTTGGGGACGCGTTCGTAATTGTGATCGAGCCGGCGGCGGTAGCCGTTGGACCGTCAAACGCCGAATATCTTGCAGCAACTACTTGCGCGCCACCAATTGTGTCAGCTGGAACAGCAAGATCAGCAGAAGCAACATAACGCTGGCCATCTACTGGGTGATTTAACGATGAAATTGGAGCTGTTGAAAGTGTTACTATAAAACCAGCATACGCTTTTGTTGTAGGTGGTGTCGACCAATTAAGTGTTAATGTTGTTGGAGTTGCTCTTACTAGTGAAATTGAAACTTCACGACTTTCACTCCATAAGTCGAATGTGCTGCTTTCAATTGGCGGATTGATCATTGAACTTTCCAAATTATGTGGTTATGTTCAACTATTTATCAATCCTGAGATAAATAGAAACAATATAAAATCTGTTTCTTTTTGAGGATAAGAATGAAACTTTTTGAACTTTTACAATCAGCTCTTCTTGTAGAGCACCTTGGTAACTTAATAAAGCTTGATAGAAAATTTTTAGACGCTTTAAAAACGGATACTGACCCAACTAGAAAGAAGAATATCGATTCAAACACGTTTAATCCTGCTGATAAGCTTAAATCAACGCTTGGCAGAGATTCTGAATTCGTTCAGATTACTTACAAAAGTGGCGCAGATTTTCTTGAACTTTTAAAAGAGCCTTTAAAAACAAATGATGATAAAACGCGTGTTTATCCTAACGCGTCAGGCGTTTACGTCTTCTTAAATTCCGCAAACAATAAACAATGTTTTATAATTGTTGCCTCTGACTGGAAATACTGGAAGGTAGGAATTGACGCTCAGGCTTTTACTGATGACCAATATAAGCTTTTAAAACCGCAAATAGAAAAAACTAGTCTTAGCTTTCATAAAGAAAACTCAAGAAGCGGAGTTCACTTTTTACATAATCTTGATTTTAGTCAGCTTAGCAAGATTATGGCAGCTTTAAACAAAACAATTTTTAAAGCACACAAACCAATTGTTTATGCTATTCAACGAGATGAAAAACGAGATGAAAAGCAACGCGAACGTAAGTCAACTCGGGCTGGCGCTACATTTGCGCCATCAATACCTGATAGTAATGTTAAAAAACAAAATGAATTTAAAAGAAATGCCAGACTTGAGTTAGCAAAACGTCTTGATAACTTTAAAGCGTCAAAATCAAAAGGAGTTGATAATATCGACCAGGTCCAAGGTCTTTTTCAAGAACACGGACCATTAGAAAAGCTAAAAATTGATGGATATGATTACACATTATTCAATAATAACAGCAACTTTTCATTTAAATCGCTTTTAAGCGGTGAAGCATATATTGAATACGAGATTAATGAAAATACCACAAAAGTAAAAAATATTAAAAATGAAATAAAAAATAAGATGAAAAGTATTGATAAATGGAATGATTCTACTTTAAATGCTATTACAACAGATTACGGCGTTCCGCCTCCTTCATTTCGTGTTTTTGTAAAAATGGATGGAAATAAAATTGTTCCATTAAAAATTAGCCTTCAAACAAGTTCATCAGCGAATTGGTATTACTAAAATGGTAATTAGATATGAAGCCTGGTGCTTTCTACCAGGTCACACAGTCGATGCTGTTTTAAAGCTCAAAAACAACGATCATAGTAAACTTGATGAACTTCAAAACTTATTCAACATAGCAAATCAAAACGTTGTGCCTAAAGCAGGTGAAACATACTGGGTTCCTATTCTTGAAGATAATCCTCAAGAACAGCAGCTTTTACCTGTAATTCAGAACGCTGAAGTTCAAGCTGCTGAATGATCGCGTAAATATTTGAACCTGATATAACCGCATTGTAGCGTGTTGGTCTATCACGTGTAGCTGAAATTACCTCAGTTAGAAAATCAATTTCTGCGTTTAACTCCGCTAAACGCTCTTCTGAAAACGGGTGGCTCATTTTTTGCCCCTCTATAAGTATTGATTGACCGCAAATTAAATCTGTTAGTCTTTTAAAGGCTGAATAAAAGATTTCAACCATGCATTTAGCTCATTAAAGTCAGTTGTTTCAAACAAACGTTCACCTTCATACGAGTAAAGTATAAAAAAATTTCGATTGATGGTTAACCAAAGTTGACCATACTGAAGATCATCAACAAGTTGTTCAATCATTGTTTTTTACCTCACACCCAGGAATTGTAGGATTTACTTGATAAATCAAAAAACGTTTTTCATAACACTTTAGCTTTTCAGGTGCCATTTGTTTTAAGTTGCTAAAGAAGAGCTCACTTGCTAAAATCATTCCTAAAAAAGAAGCTAGCATCCAAAGTAAAATACTGGCTAAAATTTTCATTGTATTTTCATAAAATATGGAATTGAACGGTTTTTCCATGTAGCGAATCTTACCTTATCGTAGCGATAATAATTACGATACGATGTTATAACTGTCTCATCCTTAAATTGGTCAGGCATGCACTTTGGTTGCTCAGTAAGTTCCTTGTTAGGTAAATGCTCTGGAGTTGGCATATTATTTAACATTACTCCAGACTTATGAAAGTTTCCTGAATACTGCCCGTATCGGTACCAATGCTCAAGCGATAAATGAATTGCAAGTTGCTGCAACCATTCCCAGTTAGCTAATGATTCTCGTACCCAAACAGCGCAAGGGTGATTAAAATGAGCTTTACTGTTCTTATAAATTAAGCCATAATCATAAAACGCTGCGCCTATTTCAGGAACTGAATAAAAAGCAAATGAAAGAAGTTGTGCATATTCAATAATCATTTTTCGAATGTGCGCATCACAGTGATAACGCGCGCAGACTTCAACATCTTCATCTAGTACAAAAATATTCATGTGCTTATTATAACATCTTTATCAACTTTTATAAACAAAAAAAGCCAACCTTCGGGTTGGCTTTTTTGCTTACATCCTGTAAATTACAGAGTCGAATTAGAGGAAAGTCAAATTCGAAACAGTGATTTTTCCGTAGTAGTCGGCTGAGTTCCCAAGGCTTGTTGTGCTGTTAAGGAAAGTTGCTTTTCCGTAACGGGTCATTAAGCTGATTTGTGGGTTGTAGGTAGATGGATCAGTAATAACCTGAGAAGCCATCAATGGGATGTATGGGCAGTAAAAATAACCTGCATCCAACTCACCATTACCACCCTTGTAACCAAGAAGAATTGGCTCAACGCCAGTGTCATGGTACAAGTAGGTGTAAACCTTGATATTTCCATTCAAAGTACCAACCAACTTGGTGTTGTTTGGACCTTCAAAAGAACCAGAAACAGCAGGAGCAAAGACAGACTTAGCAGCTGACTGGAGGATAGAAACAACAAGTGGGGAAACAACGATCCAGTTAGCAGGACCACGACGTGTCTTACGTCCAATCTCATTAGCAACCTTGTTAATCAATACACCAAGAACTGCGTGACGATCACCAACGTAGTTAGGTACGCCAGTAAAAGTACCAGACATATCAAAGCTGTCGGAAGTACCAGCAAGCTGGATAAGGTTGTTGATGATTTCGTTATCAATTTCAGATACGATTTCTGCAGAAAGAGCTGCAGTAATTTCAGCTTCAAGATCAAGACCGTGCTGCGCAGAAAGATCCTGCATAGCTTCGATAGTCCACTTAGCTTGTAACTTACGTGAACCAGCAGTTACAGTCTGCTTAAGAACTTCGAGCTGCATTGCACGACCGCCGAAACTTTCGTAATCAGAGGTAAGAGCAGCTTCACCTGCTGAAGTAGCAGCTGCTGGGCCACCGCTCGGTGCAGAGACATTAGAAGTAGAATACCAACGTTTTGTCTTACTGTTGTTTGAGAAAACTTCAGTAGAAAGACCAACGATGTCTTCAGATGGTGTCTGTGCTGGTACGGTTGTTACGTTCTCAGAAAAGAGGAAACGTAATGAATAAACCAAAGATACTGGACCAGGCATTGGCTGAATACCAACGAGTTCAGTAGCAATAGTTGCTGGGATAATACGGCGGATCATCGGAATGACGATCTTCTGGAAATTGCTGATAGCGGTTGAGTTGCTGGCAGTAGCGGCAGCAGTTTCAGTAAGGTACTTTTTCTGAGTTTCCATTACAGAAGCAACATAGCTCTTCTTGTGCTCAGGTACGCCTTCAAGCAATACTTCTTTAGTTTCTTGCCAATTTTCAAATAGTTCCATAGTAAATTCTCCTCTAACTTGGAAATTATTTCTTGATACCAGCTAAGCGTCTGATACTATCAAGATTGCTGCTGGAGGCTGGAGCTGCTGCAGATTTTTCTTCTTTGATGATTTCTGCATTCTTCTCTTCGCCAGTTACAACTTTAGTGGTTGACTCTTTAAGAACCTCTTCCTTCTTTTCAGAAGCAGGCTTTTCTTCCTTTAAGATGCGACCAATGAAGTGCTTGTAAGCTTCTTCAAGTTTGTTGGTCTCAACGTTTTGGAGGATGAATGCCATTGACTCACGTTTTTCGCCAGAAAGTGGCTTAAGAACTTCAGCCATTTTAGATTCACGAATCATTTTGTTCTTTTCAGTTTCAAGTGCCGCTAGGCGCTTGGTAAGATCAGCAACTTTGCTTTCAGCAATTGAAAGCTTAGTAGAGTTGCTTTCTTCATCAACGTGGGAGTTCGCGTACTCTGAAGCAAATGCCTCAAATACTTTACGACCAAACTCGTTCTGCTTAACGATTTCAAGGTCTTCCTTGAATTCAGCCATCTCTTCTGCAATACGAAGCTCAAAGAATGCATCAATCTTGTCAACAAGAGTATCCATTTCTTTTGCAACTTCTTCTGCAATTTTCTTCTTTTCTTCTACGAGACGCTCGCTGTACTCAACCTCTAGATCACGGAAGCGCTCAATATCGCCACGTAAGTCTGCAAGTTCAGTAGTAAGCTGCTCGGTTACAAATGTATCAACCTTCGTAATGAAGGCTTCACGGTCTTTTGTCCATTGCTCGGCGAGTTCTGCGCGAACTTCCAATTCAACTTCTTCTTTAATTTCTGCCATTTTCTTTGATACGGCAGAGTTCCAGAGAGTTGAAACTTCAGTCTTCGTTTCGTCGCTTAGCAACTCGGATTCCAATAATTTATTAAGGATTTCATCCATAGTGCTAATCTCCTATTTATAAGGTGAAAATCAAAATCTTTACAACTGCAAATTGCGTTTTCCGCATTTTGATTTGTTATTATTTATACAGGTTCAAAAATGCAGTGTAAAAAATGAGTAATTATTCGTCTTCTAAGTCATTTTTGTCATCGATTCTTGAACTACTTGCATCTTTTTCACCAAAACCTAGAACTTCTCTAGACTTGGACGAAAAGTAATCATGAAGAGTTGCTGACGCAGTAGTCGATTCATCTTTAATTAGATCACGAAGTACTGAATGAAGTTTTTCTTTATTTTCGTCACTCATTTTTTATGCTCCTATGTGTTATATTTTTAATTCAAAATGCTTTTGATAAATTTTTTCATCTCCGCTGCTAAATATTTTTGAGCAGCTTTATCGTGAACAACAGACTCAGCAAGAGTTACAATCTTTGTGTTCTCTTGAGCTTCACGAACAAAATTTGGATATGCGTTAGGTGCTGATGGTTGATGAACAATGTCAATTGTTACAAGTTGAAAATCAGAAACGCTTCCATCATTTCCAACATTACCGGCACCACGAGATGAAACACCTAAGCGAACACCGCCTTCTAAAATTGCACGTGCAATATTACCAGCAGGGGTATCAAGAAGTTTCATCTTACTAACAGCATTTTCACCATCCATGTTAATTTCCATAATTGCGTGAGACGCATTGTATGGATTGATTGCTAAGGTATCTGGATGATTAAGTTCTCCAAGCACATAGCTTCCTTTTTTTAAATTTTCTTGTACTCGTTGAACTTCACGTGAGATTTCTTCAAGTGGATAAATGCGATTATTGCCATTACGAATATTGGCCTGCATTGAAATACCTGTCAAAAAATAATTTTTTTCAGTATCAATTGATTCAACTAAATTTGCCTGAATTGGCGAAATGTTTTCAATCAAAATTTCTTTTGCCATAGTTGTAATTCCTTTAAATAGGCGAAAATTCTAGTTAGTTATATTTAGCGTTTTTCAAACTTTTGTTACTAAATTGTTAAATTTTCTTCACCACCAGGTCCTCCTGGTGGTAATTCTGCTCCTCCGCCACCCATTTCTTCAGGCGCGCCACCCATTCCACCCATTTCTTCACCACCAGGTTCCCCGCCACCCATTTCTTCACCACCTTCAGCTTCTGGCTCTTCAACTTTTTGTTCTGGACGATTTTCATAAACCTTTTTGTCATATATTTGCTGTAGATCAGAAAGATTAACATCCTCACGAATAGCGCGTTCTTGCTTAAGCATTGCTTCATTCATTTGAATTTCATCCTCAGTTAAACCGAGGTAACGAGCTAAAATAAATCTACGTGAAAGATACTCAACATCTTCAACAGACTTGAACGCATTTATAAGATCAGTGTCAAGTGCGGCTTGTCTATAAAGAGCAAAATTTTGTGGATCAGGAAGTTTTAAAAGAAAGAGCTCCTCATTTACAATAATGTTTGCGGCATTCAGATATATTTTGAACTGATAATCATAAACGCTTTCAAGCTTATTTTGAAGACGTTTAATAAAGTTTGCAAAACGAAGTTCTTCAATATAAGCAATACCAACCTTACCATCGTTATATTGAGCTTGTTGACCATCCTGGCCAACCATATATGAAGTTGGAATACGAAGGCCTCTAAACATCTTCTTTTGAAAATAAAGAAGATTTTCATTTTGCCCTTGATTTTCGCCGCCAGGAAGAGTTTCAACGCGCGAACCACGTCCAGATGTCGTTACAGGAAAAAAGAAATCCTCTTGAATGGAGTTTGGATTGTATACACCGTCAACATTTTCCTTTCCAGCGGTTGTATTTGGTTGACGTTTTTGACGAATTTGATTCTTAATAGATTCTAAATAAGTTGCCACGCGCTGCTGTGGCATGTTACCAACGTCAATGTAGAATACTCGACGTTCAGGCGCGCGAACAATCTGATAAATGATTGTTGAGTCTTCAAGCATTGAAAGCTGTTTGAATGTTCTAAAAATTGGTTGAAGAACAGACTCACCAAATGGAGCCATATCTTCCATTTCATCCGAAAGTGAGAAGTGAATTATTGCGTCAGCTGGAACAATTTCAACGTTATCGTTGCGCCCGCCTACTGTTACAGTGCCCTCACCCTTTTTTAAGTGATACGCAACTCGCTCATTTTTTTCGTTAATTTCAATGCCTAAAACTTTTGATGGGTCAACAAAATCCCATTTCTTAAAGTCAGTAGTTTTTCTAAAGAAGCAATCTCCGTACTTAACCATCGTGCGGGCAGTTCTAAAAATTCTATTGTTTAAATCTTGTATTCTTGCCCAATGTCGAACAGCCGCTCTTAGCGTTGAAACAATAGTTTCTGATACTTCCTCATCTTCTTCATTTTGATACTCAATTAAAAATGGCAAACCTGTACGTTCGTCATCATTTGAAATTTCTTCGGCAATAATATCAAGAGCGCGTGATACGTCAACGTCGCCATCCATGCCTTCGTATTGGATATAACGTTGTAAACGAGTTCCAGCGCCTTTCATGATCTGCGAGTACCATGAAATTGACGCTACAGCGTTTGGATTTGTGTTTGATAGAGTATCTGTCGCTAAATGCGTGTATTGCTGCTTTTTAGAAGCTGGCGTAATAATTCGCCAATAATTTACCCAAGTTGCCATTATGCCCTCTGTGACATGTCAAATTTTGAAGAAAAAGAATTACCGAAAGCGTCGAGCACGGTGGCGGCAGCAGCTCCTGCTAAACCAGATCCTTTCAGACTTTTCATATAGTCAAACTGATCCTGTTGAGAAGTAAGATTTTTCTGCTCAATATCGACAAGCTTTTGTAAGAGTGCAGCAACATCCGCGAGTGTAGTTTCTTCTGTTTTTTCAGTTGTCGCTGTTGGTGATGCATTTCCGGAAGAAGTTGCTGCTTGAGCGGCAACTATTGGAGCTACGTTGCTATTTATAGTCGGCCCACCTGAAATTCCTGTAGTTCCTCCAGAAGTTACAGTTTGAGCTAAATTGTTACTCAAATTTGCCCAGTTTGTCAAACCAAGGAATGATTTAGGGTCTGACATTAGCTGACTAAGTGCGTTGTTGGCATTTTTATTCTTAGCTGCTGCTTCTTCAGCATCCTTTTTCGCTGCATCGGCTGCTTTCTTTCTATTTCTGTTGACCATTGTTTGAACAAATGCGTCATCTTCTTGAGCACGCTGTTTATCTTTTTCAGATTTTTTTGAAGCCTGTTGCGCTTTAAATGCAGCGTCAGATTCTGCGCGCTTTTGTGTTATTTTTTGCATTTCTGCTTTTATTGAATCTTCAAACGCTTTATTATCTTGAGCGTGCTGAGCATCTCTTTCGGTTTTAGCTTTAGCTCTTACTTCATCATATTTTCGTGATCGTTCTTTTGCCTCATCATCACCAAAATAACGATCATACATTGAGAAAATTGTGTCAGGTGCTTCTTGCATCATATCAGCAATATTTGACATAATATTGCCGAATGAATGAATAACACGTTTCATAACAAGTGAAAGTTTATCAAACAAATCTGAGCCGTGACCAGTCACTAAGTCCCACGAATATTGAAAAAAGTCAACAACCCCATCATAAAGATCAGTAAAAAATCGTGAAATTACAATTGTTGAAGTGTCAAAAAGAGACTCTGCATCTGTTCCAAAGATACTGTCAATGATCTTACCGATCATTTTTGGGAAACCCATAAAGTAGGTAGTCAGAAGTTGGCTAAAAGAAACATTATTTGCCTCCTTGCCAAAAATTTCTGCCGTTTTTGACATATTAAAAAGACTTTCTCCTATAATTGCTATTGGGCCTAAAGTTTTTCCAAGCATTCTACCCATTCCTTCCCACGGAATTTTAGTTGCTATTTTTCCAAATGCTTCACCGAAGCGTCCTAAAAATCCTAACACCTTTCCGCCAGATTTTTTAGCAATTTTTCCTGCATCTTCGGCTGCGCCCTCTGCAGTTTTACTTGCGCCACGATTTACAAACCAATCCTTGCCTTTGCTCCAAAGTTTCCCACCGAATAATCCTGCAGCTGCAAAACCTCCAGCTTTAATAATATTGCCTAGAGGACCGCTCATTATTGCGTCAAACTTACCACCAAGTTCTTTTAAAAATAAAGTTCCATCACTCGCCTGTTGCTTACGAGCTTCGGCATCTGCAATTATACGCTTGTCGTCTGCGGCCTCTTGACGTAACTGATTTTGACGATTGCTATCGCTAAATTGATTGAATAATGGCCCAAGAGTAGCAATTAAAGTGTCAGCCTGTAATTCTTTTTGAATATTATTCGACATTTTCCAGCGATCTAACCCTACTTGCGTAGCTTGGATCGCTGCTTGCAATTTTTTAGCAGCTTCTGGATCATTTCTAAACTTTCCACTTAATAAATTTTGTTGAGCTTCTGCTCCTCCAGCTATTCCAAGCATTGTCATAGAGCGTCTAAGCTGCGCAGCTTGTTCAAAACGATCAACTACTTTTTCCTTACCAATGTCTTGAATGCGCTTTACCATTTCCTGAGCTTCTTGCGCGCTCATTCCCATCGTGGCATAATATTCACGTGCTTGTTTTAAGTCCTCAATTTTTTGAAGACGAGCTTTTTTATCAAGCCCTAAAAGCATCATTTGAACGGAAGATGACGTTCCAAGCTCTTTATTCAAACGAATAAACTCTTCCATTGACGCGCCGGTCATCGCATTCAATTTAGCAAACGAAGCAGTCTGAGACGCCATTGCTTTGTTAAGAGTTGGAGTGTTATCAAACGCCGCGCCCATATCAAGCAAGTCTGAGCGCATTGCCATTAACCCGGCAGCAGAATCTTCGGTACTGTAAGTAAAGGCAGTTAGTGCGTTTTGATTGGCGCTCACTTCTTTTGTAAATTCATCTATATTCTTTTTTGATAAACGCATTGCGGCCATACTATCTTTAGTAATAGCCGTCATTTTTTCAAAATTTACACCGAGATGAAATGACGAATTCCAAATATTACCAAATTCTGAGGCTAACCCAGCCTTACCTAAAATCGTCAATTGATCCCACGCAAGCTTTGCGCCTTTCCAAAGCTCAGTTAAAATGGCACCAGCAATTACCGCTTTTGAAGCTACACCTGTTATTGCTTCACCAAATACTCCAAATTTTTGCTGAATATTTGAAGCAGCCTGAGCTGCTGCATAATTACGTTTTGTATTCTCTTGAATTGCTTTTTGTTTTTTTGCAGCTGCATCATAAGCTTTTTGAATTTCTTCTAGTGAAGAATCTAAACCTTTTTCAAAACCTTTAATCGAGTCTTTTGCGTCATTTATTGCCATCATATATGTTAGCGCAGTTCCGCGTATTTTTTTATAATCACCATTAGCGTCTTTAATATGCTTTATAAGCTCAGCATATTTTTTCGTGCTACCATTAATTTCTTTGTCAAGCATCGAAAAAACATCATCTAAATTAGCAGCCGTTCTTCTATTCTCTTCATCAAATTGACGCATTGATCGAATTGTTTTATGCGTCTGATCATTATACAGTTCAATGATATTTGAGCTTTTTAAAATTGAAGCAGTTAGTTTATCGTGTTCCTCTGATGTTAAATGTGCTGCTTCGTGAAGATCAGTCATCGCCTCAGCAGTATCTTTGAAACTCTTAGAAGCTTTGCCAACGCTCACGTAGAATTCAGTAAATGTCTTCTTTACATCTTTTGGTTTGAATTCACCACCACCCCCTTCAACGCGCTGGCGACGGCGCGTTTCTGATGTTTCAGTAATTCTTGATAAACTTTCTATAGTGCCGCGAAGTCTATCAAGTGATTTTAAAAGTTCGGTGTTGTCAGATGCTGCCATTTTTGTGTTATTCTCACAAAGATAAATAGTATTGTCTATTTATACGCATAAAGGAATACAAAAATGTCAGAAAATTTTCAATCAAATCCTCTCCTTGCGAAAGTCAAACTTCCAGGTCGAGTCTTTCAGCTCCCTTCACGTGGGGCTTTATATACGAATGGAGAGCTTGCGTCAAGTGTGACAAACGGTGAAATTCACGTGCATCCAATGTCGGCGCTTGATGAAATCGTAATTAAGAATCCAGATCTTCTTTTCAATGGTTCAGCTATCGAAACAGTTTTTAAAACTTGTGTTCCCGATATCGTTAAACCGCACGAATTGTTTGGACGTGACGTTGATGCGGTGATGTTGTTCTTACGACTAGTTACATATGGAAGTAACTATGAACTTCATAGAATTCATACCTGCGATAATGCAAAGTCTCATAGCTACGCGGTTAATTTAGAGCAACAGCTCCAAACAATGGAGTATCTTGATCCAGCAATTATCACACAACAGTATACTGTGGATCTTGGAAATGAGCAACAGGTTTTAATTCAACCCGTGCGCTATCGTCACTTGCTAGAAATTGTAAAGCTTAACGAATCTAAAAAGGAATTTACTGCTGATGATATGCAGAAAACGTTAATGACAAATCTTCTCAACATTATCAAGAGCGTCGATAATGTTGAAGATAAGAAGATGATTAGAGAGTGGTTAAAGGTAGTACCTGCTCCTTACATTAGTAAAATTGCCACAGCAATTGAAAATACAAATAGTTGGGGACCAAAGCTTGAAGTTAAGCTTGAGTGTAGAGATTGTGGTGAAAGTTTTGATACTGAAATTCCAATTAATCCAGTGTCTTTTTTCACCGAATGATGCACACTGGGGATATGAATATGGTTAGTCAGCACATCAATTTCTTAGGAAAAGAAATCAGATCGCTGATTAAGACGTGTTTAGAAATAGCGTGGTTTTCTAGGGGTGGGTGGGATTATGATCAAGTACTGCAAATGTCTGCAGGTGAGCGAGATCTTGCAATTGAAATAGTAAATGAGCGTTTAGAAGCTGCTGGTAAAATGATGCACCCAGTGTTTTAATCAAGTCGTGAGTTCAGATACTTTTAGCGACGTTATAAAGGGCAGCTTCGGTTGCCCTTTATAGTTTCGCGTAATCACTTAGTCCATTTTCAATTAGTTCTGCTTTACATTCAAGAATATCAGCATCGCCTGACTTTTTATAATTTTTTGCTATAATTGTAAGAGCTTCGGACAGTTGAGGATTTTCTGGAAAGTCTTTTTCAAAATCGAATCTAAAAATTTGATGACACATCAAAAGCCGCATCACATTTCTAATCTCGTTGCACTCACGAATGTAAAGTGCACCCATAATCGCTTTTGGAAAATGCTTGAGAGTTTCTAAGCTTGAGCAAAAATTAATATTCAACCAGCCTTGAATTACGTTTGGAATATGTTCGAGCGTTGTAAGCTTATCACAACGTTCAAGCGAAACATAGCTACCTGAATCGCACATACCTTCAAGAGATTCAAGCTCTCGACATCTATCAGCCATAATTTCCTTACGAACGTATGATGGACCATTTTTAAAATTTTTAATTTTAGAATTAGTAGCAAAAAATGCACCTTCAATTTTACAGCCAGGAACGTATATTTGAGGTCCTTTATTATAAACCTCAGTAAGTTCAGCTAAATCTTCAACAGATTCAGGAACGCCAATATCAAAGCGAATTGTATGAGTTTCTTCATTTAGGAATGATTTAAAGCTTTGCATACTCACCTAATCCATTTTCAATTAGTTCTGCTTTACATTCAAGAATATCTCTATCTTGATTAAAATAATGATCTTTTACAATTCGCATGGCTTCACGTAGCTGCGCGTTATTTTGATTTGTTGTAATTTCATCTTTGATTGCAATTATTCCATCACAGAGTAAAATAGAAAGAATACCTCTTAGCGAATGACAGAATCGTATTAATAAAATTCCTGTTATTTTCTTAGGCATCCACTTTAATGAAACTAGATTAACACAATTTGAAATAGCAAAATACCCATTACACTCTTGAACACACCCTTCAAGAGTAGTTAATCCCATACACATACGAAGATTAATATCAGAACCAATATATTTTGGCATTCCTTTTAGCGTAGTAAAACCAGTGTCTGCAGCATATAACGTTCCTGCTATATACGATGGACCGTCATCCCAACTCTTAATATTTTTCAAACCGCTGATATCAAAATCATTTTTGATGATGCACCCTGTAACATAATCAGGCTGTATGTGAATTAAATCACGCATTGAATGAATGTCATTCTTATCGTAAAAAGTATAATTAGGATCAAAGAAAATTCTTGGAGGATCTTCTTCCTGAAGATATGATTTAAAGCTTTGCATATTCTGATAATCCTCTTTCTATCAATTCAGCTTTGCACTCAAGTAAATCCCTATCTTTTTTAAAGTAATGATCACAAATAATATAAAGCGCTTGTTCTAGATTAGATTGATTAGCATCGTAATGAATTTCATCAATACCAATGGTTAGAAAAACGTGAAGAATGTTTTTTAAATTTTTGCAATCCGTTAAAAACAGATCTCCATCCATTTTCTTCGGCATATACTTCAAGCTAATTAAACTCGTACAACCGTCAAGGTTAAAATAAGCGCCAAGTTGTTTTGGACAATACTCTAAAGTTGTCAACGCAGTACAACCACGAATGTTTAATCCATAAAGATTTCCGCCGATCTTTTCAGGTAACCCTTTTAATGAAATAAAATTTTTGCAATATTGAATTGTTAAAGTTTTTTTAATTTTACTTGGAGCGCCAACACAAGTTTTAAATGAATCAATTTTACTGACAGTAACATTTCCTTCTACAATACAGCCTGGACTATACTGCTCATCGTACTCTACCCAGTCACTAAAATCAATAACAGGACTATCTTCAATATTACCTTTTATGATTAGATCTTCAGAATCCTCGTTTGGATAATGACGATCTGAATTATAAATTTTGGGTGCTTCTGTTAGAAAGCGCTTGAATGTTTTCATTAAGACAATCTGATAAAGGTGATGACTTATTTATCAGAAAGATTGAGGATTTTTGAAGTATATCAAATTTTTAAGCCTAACCAATAAAATGGTTAATTTAAACAAAGCTCTTTTGATAATTTATCTATTTTGTTAAAAACTGATTGAGGAATATAGCTATAACCTTCCTCGGGACATATCTCTACCTCTCTACCGCTCTCCCGTTTATCACTGCATTGAAGCTTTTTAATTAGCTTTATGTAGTTATTGGATTATAGGGACATTATTGTAAGTCTTTTAGATAAAGACGGCCCAAACCCATTAACAGGATTTTCAGTAGAACCCAATCAAGCTGATTACCTCAGTGATTAATCGAGTGACAATAGTAAGCGTTTATCGACCAAAATTTATTTAAGCTGGCTTGCTATGCCAGGTAGCCTACACCAATCTCTCGACTGGTTTTTGTGGACGACTACTAATTCGATACTTATCCCCGTCGTTTTACGTTCCACACTAAGAACGATTTGGCGGACTGAATTAAATTCAGAACGACAACCGTAAAAGCTCTTATTAAAAAGTCCTTACGGTTGTCGCGATATGGTCGTTTATGAGCTTGAAAGAAATCCTTTCTTTCTCGTGTCGGCTTTACGGAAGCGCTAGTCTATCCTGCCATTCAACCTGATACTATCAGGCCTCGCCTTGCGGCGCCCCAAGCTATTGGCTCTCAAGGGCAAGTCCAGGCACCAATGTCTTCTTTTTAAGTTATTAATTCCTTACGCTTCTTTCAGCGTGTAAGAATTAGCCCCTCCAAACCTCTACAGGCAGCTCTCGCGGCAAGGCTACATTGTCAAGACCCACTTTACCAGTTGGTAAACCCATTCTGGTGCGATATTAATTTCTCTAGCAAAATAACGAGAAACTTAACTATAGGCTCGCAACACCTACGAATTATATCTTTTTAGTCAGCTCTTCAGCGCGCACTTAATTGCAGTGTGAGATCATTGGGGACGGCAGTTCTTGTACTGTTGATCTAACCGTGCAGTCCTTTTTAAGGTTTTGATTTGAGAGGTGCGAACAAAAGTCCCGGAACCCACAAGCACCTCTATAAAAACAGAATCAAAACAAATAAACGGCTTAAACTTTTAAACTTCTGAACGAATAACTGAAAACGAAACGGATTTTTTTGCAAACACTAAAATTCTAATTTTTTTATTGGGAATAAGTTCCCGTAGCACAACAAGGTGCTTGCGCAAAAGCTGACGAGCCTTTGGCTTTGGTAAATCATAGGTGTCAACGTGTACGATAAAGATGTCGCCTGACTTGAGGGACATTATCTTATCATCAATAAGCATATTTATAGTCTCCCTATAGGCCTAATATGCGCTGGTTACGAGCAGAGCGCTTAAGGTTACGGTAGATGCCGCGGAAGGTATTCTTGGCGTTTAAGATGGTTCCTACTGAAATTGGAATTAACGCGCCATCAACCATCATGGTCTTACGGTTCTTTTCAATTTCAACGTACCCAGTTGGCTCAATAGTTTGACCGGCCTGAGTTAAACCTGTAATGATATTTTTTGCGGCTCGGCGTAGAGCCTTTGCTTTCTTTAGATTCACGAGAGTGCTCTCCTTGTCTGTTATTATCAGATAACATTATAACAAGGAAATCAGAAGAAGTACACTAAAATTTAGCGTATTGCTTTGGAACAAATTCTATAGTTTAAAAATACTATCTTTAGCAATATTCATATTTTTGCCAATTGTGAAAATCCATTCTCAATTAAAGCAGCTTTAAATGCTAATAAATCTCTATCAGTATCATAAAATAAATTAAGCCATTTTAAATTTTCAATATTTTCAACTCTAAACATGCAATTTGAAAGAAGACACATTGATAGAACGTTAGCCTTAACGTGATCCTTGATGTCAACGACTATCGTTGAGTTGAGATCGGCAACCTTTTGAAGGTTATGAAAGTCAGTGCCAAACAGCTTTAAAAGATTGTGCCCAGCAGAAAGTTTATCATCCATTATGATTTTTGTAACGCTAGGAACATGAAGTTCGATACTACGCGCGATCACGGTTAAGACTAAATAAGATGATGCTGGTGGATTTAATGCTTTTAAAATACATCTTTTATAATTATGAATTAGCTCACTGATGTTAACAGTTTGCACATCGGTGAATGTAACGTCAAGATTTAAATTTGCGTTACCATAAATCCAAAGATCAGGCGAAACATTAAACTCTTTAAGAAGCGCCGCCGCGATTTTTACCGTATATGATGGGTAAAAATCTACATTTGCTGAAAATGTTAACTTAAGTTTTACGCTCATATTACTATTATAACATAAGCGTAAAAAAGGTACAATTAAATTTTTGCGAGATGTGGAAGTCCAGCTTCAATGAGAGCAGTTTTAAACTCTAGAAGATCATCTTTATGTTCTCTGTAAAGCTTAACCCAAGATACGTTTGTGCCGGCTACTTTTGAACTTGATGACATAATTTTAAAGTCACGGTGTTCTAAAAGACATAAGCCTAAAACTGAGTCTTCAATCTCTCTATGAAGTTCTAGAAACGTGATTTCTCCTTTTATTGACTTGTGAATATTTTTGAGAGTAGTTGAAGAAGTTGCATAATCAATGTTTTCATTGTCATCAATTTCAATGTAATCGGAATTTACAACTACACTAGTTGGAAAATTAATATAAGAAAGTCCAATTCTACCAAACCCTCTAATGAAATTCCAATCAAATTTATTGAAAACAATCTTTCGAATGTCAGTTTGTAGTTGTTTGATACTAACATTACCTGAAGCAAAGTGAAAGATAAGCTTACACGTTTCAACACCTTCTTCTGCATTAATGTAGCTATCTTTATTTTCTACAAATTTTGTACAAGGTATCTTATGTTTGAGCTCTTCAATAATTTCTTTTAGCCCCTTTGGGTACTCACTAGAACAGATGTATGTGACATACGCGTAGCCTGGAGTGGTTAGTAAACTTTCTTCACTTTCTAGTAATGTTTGAACTTTCATAATTTTGCCAGATGTGACATTCCATTTTCAATGAGCATCGCTTTGAACTCAAGCACGTCCATTTTTTGCTCCATTGCTTCAACATATAAATCAAGCCAAGGATTATCTTCAATGATTTGATTTGATCTAAAACGTATAGACGTTCCAGACATTAAGATAAGTCCTAAGACACTTGAGTTAATTTCATTTTGAATAACGAGCTCTTCAGCATTAAGAATTCTTTTATGAACATCTTTTAATGAATTACCGTATACGACGACTGTAGCCCACCCGTTATTTCTCTGAAATGCGCTAATACGAACACCGATTTTGCCTGGAAACATCATTGTCATATTAGCAATATATTCATCACTCATGGTAAATATTAAATTATTGTTCTTAAGTATTTTTTTGATTTCATCGTGAAAATGACCTAAGTTAACAACTTCTGAAACATCTTTAAACTCAATTTTGAATTTTCTCTCGGTTCCATCAAAATTAAAAAGAATTTCTTTTATTGAAAACGACAATGAATAAAGTTCTTTAATTACGCTATTAACACTGTTACTGATATTTTTTTCTTTATCTTGGGGCTGACTAGGCCATTCTTCAGACACTCTGAAGCTGTATTTAAACCCTTCAAAATTAGTGTTTTCTTTTAATAATGTTTGTACTTTCATAGTTTCGCGTATTGTGATAATCCATTTTCAATGAGCATCGCTTTAAACTCGAGCAAATCCATTTTTTCCAATCTAGCCAGCTTGTAAGGCTCTGTCCAAGTACGATTGCTTTCTCGAACTTCTTTACTTGTAAAGTTAAGTTCTACTAAATTATCAATCAAAAGCAATCCTAAAATGTTTGATTTGATTGTGTCTTGTAAGATAATACAATTGACATTTATCAGCTGTTTATGAACTCCACTAAGGGACCTGCCAGAAACCAGCACTATTCCATTATCAGTTTCAAAGATCTTATCTGAAACAAATATTGAAATGCTTGTAGGCAAATACAAGTTCGTCATTCCGTAGTATTTATCAGAATTTGCTACTTTTAAATTTAAAGCTTTGAGGTTATCTAAAATAGTTGCGTGCAGCTTTTCAATATCAATAGTAAAAGCTGCATCGTCAAAGAAAATTATTAATGAAACGAATTTGCCGGCAGTTTCAACATTGAAACTGATTGAATAGATAGGATAATCTTGAAGTGCAGCAGTAACGTTTACTTCAAGCTGCTTGAAGATTTTGGATAAAAACTGTTCTGGGTTTTTTTCATACGGATTTTTTATCATTACGGCGTAGCGCGCACCGTAACCAAGTAATGGAGCTTCAGCAGACATAAATCACCCTATTTTAATGCAAATTATAACATCAAAGTAAGAAAAAGTACAATTTAGATTTTCGCGAGTTCCTTGTAACCAGCTTCTATCAAATCTGTTTTACACTCAAGAATGTCTTTATCGCCATCTAAATGCTTAGTGACTATTGGGATCCAAGGATTCCATACTTGATTAGGCGATTTAAATCCTGATGCTGAAGTTAGCGTTCGTATTGTAGGATTTAGCAAAATGCCTAACGCGTTACTTACTACCTTACCGAACAAAAATAAATTGAAGCACTTGATGTGTTTGATATTTGCAAGTGAAAGCTCATTTTGCGCAGCAGAAGCACTTCTTCCGCCAAGCGCAATACCGTCCCAGTTCCACTTCTGCAAGTCTCGAGTTTTTTCCTCATCAAAGGTAAGACCAGCTGGAATAGGAGAAATAAAGACGATGGAGTTCACATACATCGCACTCCCTTTCTTAGGTTCCGAATGAGAATCGTAATAAGCGATCTTACTGTGAAGCTCTAAAAGCGCTTGATCAACGTTGATTGCTTTTGTCACGTAAAAAATAAAATCATACCCAAGATCACTATTATTTCTTGATTGGGCAGACATTCTGAACATTTTTAAACCATCAACATTAGCGTTTTTAACCAACTGCAGTGTTTCTTTCCAAGCATCACTGTCGACGTTAAAGGCGTCAACCCCGTCTTTTTGCCAGCGCTTAATCGGTAAAAGCTCGCCAGTTTCATCATCAACCACAAAGGGACTCAGACGAAAGCGAATGGTGGCGTAGTGATTAACTTCTTCAAATAATTGATTTATTTTCATAGCTTTGCGTAAGCTCCAAATCCTTTTTCAATTAACTCAGTTTTGCATTCAAGCAGGTCACGATTGCTGTGAAGATAACGACAGACTATTAATGACCAATCTTTATTTGATGCTCCAAAATCAATAAACCCAGCTTCTAATTTTTTCATTAAAACAAGCCCTAACACGTTGCTTTCAATTGTATCAACTACACGTAAACTATAAACGTCAGGAATAATTTTATGAATATTCTGCAGAGTTTTTCCGTTTGCTGCGAATTCGCATAATGCTTCACTAAATGATTTATCAGTTTTGAATGTTAAACTTAGTGGACAATTAAATTCGAGCGTAGTGTAATTATTTTTTCTAGAAGATAGTCCTAAAGTTAAATTGGTTTCATTTCTAAGTTTTGTAAGATCAATTGTTGCTGTTCTGTCACTGAAAGTAAACGTAATTCCATACTCTCCAAAAAAAAAAAGTCATTAGAATGAGTTTTAAAAAAAAGCTGTCGGAATAGCGTCAAATCCATATTTCGTCTTTAATAGTTTGAGTTTCTTTTCAATTAATTTTGAAATTTTACCTTGTGGCATATTTACAAACTCACTTTTTATTTTTGACATTTCAGGATAAATCTCATGCATTGTAAAGTGAGATTTAACTTCTTGATTTTCAAGTAGCTGTTGTATTTTCATTTTTTAACCAGAATTCCGGGTGTTCTAGTGCGTCTGCAAGATAACCAATCTTTGCATTCCCAATTGTTAAGTAATTCTTAAAAGGTAGCTCAATTTCAGGTCTAACGGCTATCAATGGATCTTTTCCATTAAACTTCATTATGACAATTCCTTCTTTACCAACCTTTACTTTATCAACATCAACTTCATTCAGCCAGCCAAATACCTTTGCTTTACGAGTAAGCAGCTGATCTAATGTATCAGGTTCCTTATAAAATTTGCATTCAACTACAAACCTAAACCAGTGACCGTCTTCGCCATCATTTGTGGCAACCACATCACCCACGAAAAGCGAAAGTGTCTGTTGATTAAAAAGCTGTCCAGTTGTTCCAAAGTTTTTTCCACCTACACGAGCTCCAGAACTTTGGGTACGAATAAATTTTAAAGGCGCTAGGTGCTCTGCTAAAATTTTTGCAACTTTACTTTCAAAGCCATTTCCTTTTGCTTTACTATTCTTTCTTTTCTTTTTTTCTTCTTCTATCATATGAATTCTCTTTTATAGTTTTGCGAGCGTTGAATACCCTTTCTCAATTAACTCTGCTTTGCAATCAAGCACATCGCGCTCATTTTTGAGATGCTTGGTTATAATGTTTCGCCACTGAAGTGTTTGCTTTATCCCAGAAACATTTACTAAATCTTCAACTAGCATAAGTCCAAGCCCACCCGATTTCACATCATCATCTATAAATATTGCGTCAATGTGCTGAATTTGCTTGTGAATATTATGTAAATCGGTTCCTGCAATATTTACGAAATATTGATTTATAAATTGATTTACAAATGTAGCTGTGCCATCTGAAAAGTCAACAAGAAAATTGACTGGCAAGTGAAGTCCCATTGTTGGAGTTACCATTGTGTTACTTACATCAACATCTCCATTTGTGTATTTTACATAAAGATTATTGAGAACAATACCAAGTTGTTTCGGGTGAAGATCACCTGAGTGATGATAAATCTTGAACCCATAATTACTCGTGAGTCTGCCTTCATCGTCATCATCTTCAGTACGTCCAATGAACTCTACTTCAGCACCGAGCTTTTCTGCTGCAACCTGTAAATCATCTTTCAGAAGGAGAGAATTTTCATAC